TGTTCAATGTAGAAATGTCTGTATTGGATATAGAACAGACCAAACTGGCGGCGGAGGTCGGACCAATTAAATTCGTAGCTGAGTTGGTCTATGGTGAATCCTCTAAGGAGGTTATAGAAAAATCTATTATATATGTTATTGTTATATTGATATTCGTATTCGACCCATTAGCAGTTCTGTTGATATTGGCTTTCAACATAGGTGAGAAAAATAAAAATAATGTAAATAAAAGCTTGACTAATAATGCAATCGATAGTATACTAACTATTAATGACGAGTTTATCAACGAAGGAAGACGCAATGTCACTGAAAGAAAGATTAATAAAAAACAGCACTATAAGCCTAACTGACACTCTAGACCAGAGTAAAGTTTTTGCTAAAAAGGATATGATACCGACATCTGTGCCAATGATTAACGTTGCATTGAGTGGAACTATCGATGGTGGTTTGACGCCAGGCTTAACAATGTTAGCGGGGCCATCGAAGCACTTCAAAACAGGATTTGCACTTCTTTTGGTGTCTTCGTTCCTGAAGAAATATAAAGATGGTATTGTACTTTTTTATGATTCTGAGTTTGGTACTCCACAAGAATATTTTACAACATTCAATATTCCTTTTGAATCAGTGGTTCATACGCCTGTCACAGATATTGAAGAACTGAAGTTCGATATCATGAAGCAGCTTAAAGAAATAGATCGTAAAGACAAAGTAATGATTGTTATCGATTCTATCGGTAACATTGCTTCAAAGAAAGAAGTTGAAGACGCATTGAACGAAAAAGCTGTTGCTGATATGTCCCGCGCCAAACAGTTGAAATCTCTTTTCCGGATGGTAACACCGCATCTTTCTTTGAAAGATATTCCTATGGTAGTAATCAATCACACATACAAAGAAATTGGTTTGTACCCTAAAGATATCGTTGGTGGAGGTACTGGGAGTTATTACGGGAGCGATAATATCTGGGTTCTTGGGAGGCAGCAAGATAAGGATGGCACAGAAATTGCAGGGTATCATTTTGTCATTAACATCGAGAAGTCGAGGTATGTTAAAGAGAAATCTAAGATTCCGATTACAATTTCATTCAATGGCGGAATCAATCGCTGGTCTGGTTTATTGGACCTAGCATTGGAAGGTCAATTCATGGCAAAGCCGAAGAATGGCTGGTATTGTAAAGTGGATCAGGAGACTGGTGAGCTGCTTCAGCCAAACATGAGAGCAAAGGACTTTGTAAATAATAAAGATTTCTGGATGACAATGATTAAAGAAACAAACCTATCTGAGTTCATCAAGGAGAAATATAAAATGGTAGTTGGGTCCATCATGGACACAGATGAAATGGATTACGTCTAGATGTCACAAGATCATAATGCGCGTGTCGAGCGGTTGCTCGACACGCCTTTAGTGGGGAACAAATCAAGCTTTCTCGTTCGTCTTATGGCTCTATATGAAAGTTTGTTGTTGCCGGCGAATATTAGTAAAACAAAGGTAAAAAAATAATTTAACTGTTGAATTTAAATCAAAATAACGTTATAGTACAGTATAATTTAAAAGGGTGAATCTTAATGTCGATTGAGCAGATTATTTTCAATAATCTAGTATATAATGAGCCGTATGCACGCAAAGTCGTGCCATTCATCAAAGACGAATACTTTAGTGATTATTCACATAAAATTTTGATTGGTCTGATCAAGAGCTATATTGAAGAATATAACACCTTTCCTAACAAAGAATCTTTGGCTATCGATCTTTCGAACAAGACTGATATCAATCAAAATGCATTTGATGATTGTAAGAACCTTATATCTTCATTGTCAGTCGATCAAGATCATGACTTAGAATGGTTGGAAAATAACACTGAGAAGTTTTGCCAAGATAAAGCCATATACAATTCTATTATGAAATCTATTGAGATTATAGATGACAAAACAGATAATGAGAAAAGTTCAAAGGGATCGATCCCACAAATACTTTCGGATGCTTTGGCTGTATCTTTTGATACACATATTGGACATGATTTTATTGAAGACGCCGAAGAGCGTTATGATTTTTATCACAAGAAAGAACAGAAGATACCATTTGATATTACACTATTGAATGAAGTCACCAAAGGTGGCCTACCACGTAAGACTTTGAATATTGTTATGGCTGGAACTGGCGTCGGTAAATCTTTGTTCATGTGTCATGCTGCAGCAGCCAATCTGATGGCTGGTAATAACGTGTTATACATTACGCTTGAGATGGCCGAGGAAAGAATTTCTGAAAGAATAGATGCTAATCTGCTCGACGAGCCGTTGGACAGCCTCAAACTTTTACCTAAAGAATCATACAAGAAGAAGGTTGAGAGACTAAAGGCCAAGACTACTGGTAAGTTGATTGTTAAGGAGTACCCCACAGCATGTGCTGGATCAGCTAACTTCAGGCATCTACTTAATGAACTGAAATTAAAAAAGAAATTCAAGCCTGATGTCATTTACATTGATTACTTGAATATCTGTATGTCATCAAGGATAAAAAATGGAAGCTTCGTCAATTCTTATACCCTTATCAAATCAATCGCAGAAGAGCTCCGAGGGCTGGCGATTGAATTCAATGTTCCTATCGTCTCTGCGACTCAGACTACTCGAAGCGGATACTGTTTAGCTCTAGACACTATGGTTTTTGCGAATAATATGAAGAAGAAAATCATAGATGTTGAAATTGGTGATATGGTCGACACTTCTAATGGAAAAAATAAAGTTGTACATAAATTCCCAGTAAAAAAGAAAATGGGTTATAAGATTACTTTGGAATCTGGAAAAGAGATTATTTGCAGTAAAGATCATCTGTTCCCGACGAAAGAAGGCGAGAAAAGCCTTAAAAGAGGTCTAAAGGTGGGGGAGTATCTACAAGTTAAAAGAGGCTATTTTTAAAAAATGATCAAGAAATACCTTCGGGGTATATTAAAGGTAAAGGGTCAATTTGGCTTAATGATGGAAAAAATGCAATCACTGTCGACTTATGGAAAAAAGAAGAGTATATTAGAAACGGATATACCGAAGGGAGAATGGTACATGTGGGAAAAGATAGTTGATATTGAAGAAGTTGGGGACATTGACATGGTCGATATCGAAGTTTCCGGTAATCATTTGTTCTATGGTAATGATATTTTAACTCACAATTCGAGCAGCGACGTGGGATTGGAAGATACATCAGAGTCCTTTGGACTCCCAGCCACAGCTGATTTTATGTTTGCGATCATCTCCACCGAGGAACTTGAAGGGTTGGGTCAAATTATGGTTAAGCAGCTTAAAAATAGATATGCTGACCTTGGGAGCAATCGCAGGTTCGTCGTTGGTGTTGATCGTGCAAAAATGCGTCTCTATGATGTAGAGAATGAAGCGCAAGATAATATTATGAATGATTCGTCAAAACCAGTTATGGACAACACTTTGTTTGGGACGCGAGAGAACGACAGAAAAGTAAAATTTACCAAAGATAAATTTGAAGGGTTTAAATAGTGAATTATTACGTCTTAGATGAAGATGGAATATATGTGGTCGTTGAAAAGCAAACGAACAACGTTGTTAAGCGGTCTGCATCGAGAAGGGATGCTATAGCGTATACGCTGTTCTTATCAAATGGCGGAGGGTTTGATGGTTGGACACCAAAATTTGCGCTACGGTAAGATAACTGTTTTACTAAATAGGAATGAATACAAAAACATGTAGTGTGTTATGCACACAGAGGCAAGAGACTTGGAAGGAATAATATTCTTTAAGATTTAATAGTCAAGGAAGAGTTGAGAGTAACGGTGGGGTTCCGCTCAACCATGTTTTTGGTTTTGCTTAAATTATTGAGAGGGGTGTGGTTGAGAGACTGCACCCCTCTTTCGTATAAATACATCTAAATAGTATTAACACAGTATTTTTACGAAAGGGTGCACAACGCATGTCACAAAGCTTATATATTAAAAAATTCACGCATTTTTTAGAGGAATCCGCCACTTACTACGGTTTGTTACAAGAAAGCGCTGTCACGAATGCTGGTGGAATTATCCATGAAATATTAACTGGATATTACCTAAACGGTGGCAAGAAAGATAACGCCCACAAACCAGACACACACATGCCGAAACATGAAGATATTGATGGTCTGTCCCCTCATGAGGCGTATCACAAATATAAAGAAGCATTGAGTCCTGAACAATTAGATGAAGCGCACAAATACGGTGATCACGCTGCACAATACATTCGCGAGAATTTATCTAAAGACGGTCACGATATCGGTGAAGTACATTGGACTTCTAAGCATGGTGATATCGAACGAAGTACTGGGATTAAAAGTTCCCAAAAAGAAGACCCTTCTGACATTGTGGTTACTACCAAACAAGGTAAACATGTAGGCGTTAGTCTCAAAAGATCTAGCTCCACAAGAAATGTTCCACTACTGAACCCTGGCATCGAATCTATCCATGGAGGTTCAGATATTTTGGCCGAACACAGGAAAAACATTAAAACAGCAATACCGGAACTTAGTGGATTGAAGAGCGCGAAAGAAAGAAAGGCTTATGTTAGAGCTAACCCTGAAATTGAAGAAAAAACTAGATCGATGAACAGGGATACTCTTTCTAAGATGGCAACGGGTGCCGCTGATCACTTAAATAGTTTACCACCTGCGGAGTTGTCGAAACATATCAGAGATAACGTTTTGCACGCACACGCAACGCCGATGCAAAATCTCGGTCATGATCATATGAGAGTTGTTACATGGGGTTCTAAGGCTGGAACGCAAACAGCCCACGTCGATCCAGGTAAGATGTATGAGCATATCCTAGAAAACCCTCACCATATCCTTGCCAGATCTACAGGCCAAGGTGTTGGTTTTTATGTCCCTCACCCCAAGACAGGCAAAGAGATTAAGTTTGCTAATCAGAGTATAAAATTCGACAGCCAAGCCGACCCTATGAGTTCTGTGAAGAGCGCAACCGTTGATAACTTTAATTCTGTTGGTGAAATTGGTGAATTTTTGAAACGTCCTTCTACACC